CTGGCTTCTTTTACTTTACCTTGGGCCAATAATTCTTGAATCTTAGCATTAAATCTTGTTTCTGCTAACATGGCTTGCTGGCGTTCTTGTAGAGCTTTTCTGTTATCACCTGTTACTCTTGATAACATGTCTAACTCTTTCATGTACCCTGCTGTTGAGCTAGTTAGCTGTTGTGTTGATCTGCCTTGCGTCATGCCCAACAATGTTTGTTGTTGCATGTAACCGGCTGTGATGTCTGCTATTTCTTCAGCACCATAACCTAGCTGACGTGTAAAACCGTATTGATCGCTAGATAACGATGATGTCATTTCGCTAAATGCTTTAGTACCCGACATAGCACTACCACTCATGGCCGCCAGTGTTTTACCGTTAGCAACTATTACACGACCAAACTGTTCAAGACTTAATCGTGAACTAAATGCTTGATCGGCAAAACTTTGCATGCCTCCAGCACCTAACACACCTGACTTACTTACAGATTGAAATACACCTGCTTGTTTGCTTAGTTCAGTGACTAAAAATTTAGAAGAATCGACAGCAACTTGAGCCAGTTTGCCTAGGCCTTGTCCAACGAACGGAACGCTTTTGGCTAAACCTACCATTGCGCCACCCAAGGCATCAATAACAGGTAGTAAAGAATTAAATCCTTTTTCGCCTGCTAACATCGAGTTTGAAAAACTTTTTACACCTGAGCCTATATTACCTAGGTGCTCTTTACCAAATTTCATAAGGCCGTTGTTAACGTCGCCGATACGTTTGTTCATATCACCGGTTACTTTACCTGTTTTAGCAAATTCGTTTCTGAGAGCCTCTAACTCCCGTTGCATCTGTTCTGCGTTTTCGTCCATTAATTTTTACCTGGTTTTATACGTATATAAATATGTGTGTTATATAACATATTTATCGGAAAAAAACCATGGCTGAAAATCAACAAAATCCGTTGAACAAATACTTTAGGCAACCAGCAATTTATGTTAAATTGCCTAGCAACGGAAAACATTATCCACCAGACAGTATACATATTCCAGCAAATGGAGAAATACCTATATACCCAATGACTGCAATGGATGAAATTATTACTAGGACCCCGGACGCACTGTTTAATGGGTCAGCAGTTGCACAGTTATTTCAAAGTTGTGTACCAAACATTAAAGATCCGTGGGTAATTCCACAAATTGATATTGACATGTTGTTTACTGCAATACGTATTGCTAGTTACGGTCATGAAATGGAATTAGAATTTACTTGCCCACATTGTTTAGAAACTGATAATTTTGCTTTAGATCTTAGACAGGTAATTGACCAATATGGCATTCCAGACTTTGAACAAAATTTACAGGTTGGAGATTTAGAAATTTATTTTAGACCTCTTAACTATACACAGATCAGTCAATCAGCACAGAAACAGTTTGAACAACAAAAACGTATTCAGTTAACATCGGCCGCTGAAAACGTCACTGATGATGACAAACTTAAAGCAATGAGTGAAGCGTTAGCTGAAATTACCAAAATGACATTAGCAACAATGACTGAAAGTATTGCGGCTATTAAGTCAGATGGTCTTGTTATCGACAACCGAGATCATATCAATGAGTTTATGAATAACATTGATAGAACGCTGTATGCAAGTATTAGAGATCATTTAACAGAAGTAAGATCTAAAGGGCAAATGAAACCTTTAACTGTGTCCTGTAAAAAATGTAGTAAACCATTTGAACAACCATTTACTTTGGACTTATCAAATTTTTTCGTATGAGGCTCCTGACCGCTAGTTCTGAAGAAATTGAGGAACTAGTCGACAGTATGGACAAGGAGATTCGAAGTATCAAACAAGATAGTTTAAAACTTGCATGGTACATGAGAGGGGGCCTAAGTTACACAGAAGCTATGTACTTGAGTATGCAAGAACGTGAGATTATTTCTGAAATAATTAAAGACAACATAGAAACAACCAAAAAAACCAAAATGCCGTTCTTTTAACCAAAGACTTGACATAAAAATCAAATTATGCTATATTACTATTAGGGCTGAAGTAATAACCCAATATAATTTAGACCGTATATATGCCAATTGGCATATTTTTAATAACTATGTAGATTATACGGAGTTAAGAGTCTAAATAAATTAATACTACGATAAAAAGTAGTATGTACCACAGCACTAACGTGGTAATCGATTAAGCAGTAATGCTTGATCTCTTTTTAGGAGGTAATACTTATGAAAGTATTAGAAAACGTAAAGAAGTGGGCTAACGAGATTGCTCATTTAGCAGTAACCTTAATGGCAATGTTCATCGCTTTAGAAATTTTATTTGGCGGTTCAGCACTACCATTTCTTCCAGCAACAGACGTAATTGGAACTGTTACTGGCTTGGTTAAATCACTAGGGTCTGAAGGACTTGCTGGTTTAATCGCAGTATGGGTTTTATATACAATCTGGGAAAAGAAATAACTCTTTACCAAGAATAAACCAACTAAAAAGGATCATGTAAGAAAGATGGTCCTTTTTTTATGGCTATAAATAATGCTATGTTGGTTAGTCATACACACAAATTCATTTATCTCAAAACACGCAAAACAGCAGGTACATCTGTAGAAGCATACTTTGATCAATTTTGTTTACCGCCCAACGAACTGCACGGACAACATGATTTAGTTGGTAGACAAAGCAAATATGGTATATGCAGTGGACGTAATAATCTGACACACATAGAACCTAACATAGACGCAGATGTTCAAGCGTACAGTGTTTACAATCATATGACAGCCGAAGAACTTAAACAAGAATTAGGTAATGAGATTTGGTCCAGTTATTTTAAGTTTTGTGTAGTTAGAAATCCCTGGGACAGAGCTATATCAATGTTTTGGTTTAAAGATAGTTTATTAAGATATAAATTAGAACAAAATCCAGATTTATCGTTTGATGAAATTATAAAACAGTTTGAATATTGGTCAGGAACAGTTCCTAACAAACGATGGGTAGAACCAGATTACAATATTTGGTCTATAGACGGTCAATGTATTGTTGATGATGTTGTTCGTTATGAAACTATCAATGAAGACTGTGCTAGACTAAGTTTAAAGTTTGGTAAAGAATTTACAGAATTGCCAAGATATAAAACTGAATCACGTAAACAGAAACATCCTTACCAAAGTTATTACACAAACCCAGAAGTGTTAGAAAAGTTAACAGAATTGTTTATGCCTTACAGTAAGCAATTTGTATATACTTTTTAAGATGTCTAAAGACATCTGTTTCATCGCTTACGCTCGAAACTTATTTCTTAATTAACTGCTTTCCGTATTATCCAGATATAAGTCATAATTCACCTATCCGCAGGCAAATTATGACAAACGCATTATCCGAGTACTGCGCCATACTAACTAACAGAGATTGTATTACTACACGGAGGCGGTTAGCCGGTACCCCCTACTCTTGATTCATCCAGCGGATACTTGTCAATCCCTAGTTAGCGAAATTAACAAGCACGTGAGTTGCTTTTTCTCAGAGCTCACATCATTTAGTTTTTACACTTAATTTTGTTACGTGCCGTCCCGTGTGCAGTTTGATCTACACGTTCCTTGTAGTTAGTAAACTACAATCTCCTCATAGGACACGGAGAACACTCCGCATCAGTGGCTGTTAGTTTAAATCTTCTTTTAGTATGCCCTTTACGGAGCCTATGCCTAGTCTTATATTGATTATGCCGTTATAGTTGTCATCACGGAGTAACACATGCTCTTTTATTTGATAGTAGCACTCCATGTAGTTTGTTATGCCTCTTGTTTTACATAAATGGATTATTTCGCGAGTGAATTTATCTTTGCCTAATTGTTCGATATCATGTTGAAGCCGATCACTAGATCCCCAGTAGGTCTTCCAGTCCGTTTCAACAGTTTCTCGTCTTTTGTTTTTCTTGCCTTTGAGTGGTGGGCGTTTCTTTACTGTCCAGAAAAATTTCCTTCCAATATAGTCGTGCCCATTTATGGTATTAGTAATACGATAGATAAAGCCGTAATTATCACCAATATCTTTTGTATCAAAAACTTGGTCTTGATATAACCAAGGGTTTTCGTATGACAATGTAATGTTCCTTTCGTATTACCATTCAGTTGCGTAGTCTAAATTGACTACTGACATATTACATTTAGTCTTACATTCCACCCAGGGGAAAATTTCAAACCGTTCTTCCCAGAATTTATCTTCAAGAACCTCTGTCAACGCCCGTTTATTAAGGTCAAAACTATTACTCAGTTCAGACCATTCATTATTATGATTGTACCTATTTGCTACCCAACAACAAGGAAGTAAACGACCTTGACTGTTTAGGAACAAGCCTTTATTGCCAATACTACATAAAGGTTTGATGTCTCCATAGGTTTTAGATTTTTCGTATAATTCAACGTTGGTTTTGTAACCTACTGTGCTAGGCTGTCTGCCTGATAGGTTAAGGACTTCACGTGTAAATCTATACTTATCGCTGATATTAGGAGTACTAGGTTGTAGTGGATCGTTTTTAGGGTATATAGGATATACCTGATTAAATTTTGTACTACGAGTTATTTGAAATTCATCAAACCCTAGGTGCTCAGCCTGTGCTTTCATAGTATCTAGGTGTTCTTCGTTAAATTTAAACACTATACAATCCCAAGTCATGTATACATCGCTAACCTGTCTAAGTGTTTGTACACCTAATATAATACTGTCCCAATTAGAGTTTACTCTATACTGTTCGTTACTTGCTTGGTCCCAGCCATCTAAACTAAAGTGTATGTGATCATTTTCATCTAATACACTACCAAGTTGAAGCCACCAGTCTGCTTTTTTGTAACTACCGTTAGTAACAATAACAAACTTAACTGGTTTAATTGATTTAAAATATTCAATAACATCAACAAGATCGTGTGCATATATAGGATCTCCGTCATCACCACAGAATGTAATCTTTTCTACATTGTCACGTATAAAGTCAGGAGTAAAATTCTTTTTGAAAAAGTCAAGTCTAAGCTCAGTATTAACTAATGTTTCTGGAACTTCTTCTCTAGCACACCTAGGACACTTTAGTGTACATTTACTAGATATTTCTATATGCCAATGCCAGGTTGCTAGTTTCATTTAAATTCAACCTCGTGTTGCCATTGTCCTGTAAAACTAGTAACTTCTTCAACAGATCTACAAGTTGTATAACACATATCGTTGGGTTGGTCAGTTTTCCAAGATTGTTTAATAGTTTCAAATTGATCAATAGAATTATCTGTAATACCCAAATAACAACAAGGATATATAACACCTTCTGCTGACATGTATCTACTTTGTTCGTTTAGTGCTTGACAGGAAATATTACCAAACCTTACTGTTGGATTTTTCCAACCTTTTGGTGGATTTAAAAACTTAACAGGATTAATTTCATGGCGTCTAGTAATTTTAGCTCTAAACCATTTAAATCCTAAATCACGTGCTAGTTGTTCACACGCATTAACTTGATGTTCGTTGTGTTCAAACACTAACATATCCCAATGAGCTCGACCTCCAGCTTTGATAAATGTCTGAGCATTTTCAATAACTTTATTCCAATTTACATTTATCCTATAGATATGGTTAGTGTCCTCTAGTCCATCAATACTGAACACGCTGTAATCTTTTTCAGTATTTAATATGATACCTAATTCATGCCACCAATCCTGATCACGCAGTCCGCCGTTAGAATTCATTCCTAAACTAATACCTGGATTAACTGTTCTAAAGTAACGATAAATGTCTAATGTGTGTTTGCCAGCGGCTGGATCACCATAATCGCCACACATAAACATTTTGTCTAAGTTACTGATAATGTCATCACCTAACTGTTTACGTATTTGCTCTATAGTTAAATGATGTAGATTTTTTTTATCAAACGATGTATCTGTTTCTCTAGAACATTGTGGACAAGCCGCATTACACGCATCTGTGGGTTCTAGGTGTAATATTTTAAACGGAGTCAACATCTGTGCCATATGTAGTAAAGCCATTTTCTTTTGTAACTGTCATAATATTGTTAACTCGTCCTGACAGTTCGTCTTTGTGCGATACTAACCAAATACTCTTGTTTTGTTCACGTGACATCTTTTTAAGTATTGCAAGGGCACTTTCTACACCACTAGCATCCATACCTGAATCAATAAGTTCGTCAATGAATAACAAGTTAATAGGGTCGTAGAGGCTTTCATAGACATCTCTGAAACTCCATGACAGTGAAAGTATCAGTCTATTACGTTCACCTCTACTTAAATTGTCAAAATCTAACTCACGGCCAAGCTCTGTAATTTCCACTGACAGATCGTTTAGGAAGGTAACTGTGTGTGGCAGTCCGATTCTGTCAAGGTAATAACTTAGCCGTGCGTTTAGATAACTGAGATTTTGATCAATTATTCGTTTTCTAATAAAGGAGTCTTTATTAGTTAATAGTTTTTGTAAAAATTCTTGATGTTCTCTTAGTTTAACTAGAACATTAATTTCATTATAGTCTGGGTCTTGTGTTGAACTTTCTTCCATTTCTTGTATTTGCTCAACATAAGGATCTTCTTCTTGTTCTTTTGATGTTAATTGTGCTTTTAGTGTAGTAATTGAATTTTTATGTTCAAAAGCATCTGACTCGTTAGCATAAAAAACTTCAGGAGCAAAGCCTACGTCACCAAGCTCTGTTAATGCGTCTGTGAGTTGCTGTAAGGTCGCTGTGTGCGTGTTTACATCTTCCTGCACCCTGACTAGCGTGGCTTGTTTTTCTTCTAGCTGTGCTTCGTGTTTGTCGTCGTGTATTTCTTGTCCACAACTATGACATTTATGTTCTTTTAGTAACTTGATGTCTTGTTCTAATTTAACTATGTTGCCTTGTTCACGCTTAAGATCACGCTCTGTTCTCGTAATAGCATCAGTGATGTCATCATGATCTTTTTTGTTTTGTTTAAATTTGGTTAATTCTTTATGACTTGCTAGTTCTTGATCAATATCAATCTTTTCTAATTTTTCAATGGCCGCATTTAAACTATCTATGTCTTCTTGTTTTTTGTTAGCCCATAGAGTCTGTCTACGCTTCATTGACTCTACTTGTTCTTTCATTTTTTCATTAGCATCTTTAAGAGCTTCAATTCTTATTTCTTCTTCTTTAATCCTATCTCTGGTTTCTTTTAACCGTTCTTTAAGATTGTTTGCTTTTTCTGAAAGTAAGGTAATACCTAATAACTGTTCAATAATGTCTTTTTGATCGTTTGCTCTTAGATTAAGGAATGGTTCTGTGTAAGTGTTTAATGCTACTAAATGCTTGAACATCTCATGACTCATGCCCAGCATTGATTCAATAGCTTTTTGTGTTTCTCTACTATCGCCTTGTGCCATGTCTGTGATTTCTTGTTCTTCATCACCTACATAAAAACGCATAACATTTTTCTTACGCCCACGCTCTATTTTATATGTTTGTCCATTGTGTTCAAAGTCAAGACTAACTAACATGCCCTTTGCGTTAGTTTTGTTGATTAAGTTATCACGTTTAATGTTAGTTAATGCTTGACCAAATAAAGCATAAGAAAGGGCATTGATGATAGTGGTCTTACCGGTACCATTCCTAGCGCCACTATCATCGCCTCCAAGGTCAATGTTAACACCAAGAACCAGTGTTAAGTCTCTGCGATCAAAGTTAACTGCTTGTGTGGCATTACCCACACTCATAAAGTTTTTAACTGTTAGATTTTTTAGTTTGAACATATTCGTACATTAAATTGGCCATGTGTTGATGGCCTTCTTCTAAGAAGTGTCCTCCTAGTCCTGTAGGAAACTGTTGACATAATTGTCTAAGATACCACATATCGTTATTTGGACTATAAAATTTACTCCAGTCTATTAAGCTATAATAATAATGTATTTCTTCCACTTCTGCAAGTTTTTCGGCATCAGACTTGTGTTCTAACACGCGAAAATCTTTAAGATATTGCAGTATAGGACTTGCCTTCCAAAGTTGTATCATACCATCGAACGTATGAATCATTAGATAGTTTTTATCTTTTAATAAATTCTGACAGTGTATTATCTGCTGTAAAAAACGTTTAAAGTTGTACTGACTGTTACACCATTCAGCATATAAAGTTCTACCCCAATCCCAGAAGAAAGGCTCTTTGCCAAACACAGGATGATGTAATGTAGGAACAAATGCTACTTCTTCTTCAGATTCGTCAGCACGAACAAATGTATATCTTCCTGGCTCACTCCAGGATATAAAATAAAAATCAAAGTCTTTGGCAAAGTGTCTTGTGGTATGAAATAAGATACGCTCATTGCTAGAACCACTCATTGAAGTGTCTACCATTTCTGCACCAAGTTTTTTTGCCAATAAGTTAGGCCAACTTGAAACAGTACGATCTTTTAATTCGTCGCCGTAGGTAAAACTATCACCAGTTACATATATTTTCATTGGTTTTTATTATAAAAGTTAATTAATTTATCTGCAATAGCATTGTGCCCATCTTCTAAAGGATGTCCACCTTTACCAAATTGAAACTCTTTGTTGCAATCAGTAATGCACCATTGGTTAAAATCTAAATAATATGAATAATCAATCATTGATAACAGTGTTTGTATATTATTATATTCAGCAAGTATTTGATCATCATTGAGATAATCAAAAAAATCTAATAATGGCTTAACATTAAAAATAAATTTATCTTTAGGACTAGTCCATTTTTCTAAATTGTTTTCTACAGCATTCAACATAATGTATTTTTTATTTTGTTTTTCAAAAACTGACTGTAAAAGTATTATTTCTTGTAGCCATTTTTTAAATTCATATAACTCATTATGCCAATGTGTGTAATAAAGTTTTCCATAATCATAATATTTTTTATAGTTTTCTTTTAAATCATTACTTAAATGTAAAGATGTTTCTAAATTTAAGTTAGGAGTAAAATTAATTTCAAAATTATCTACAGGATTATATTCAGTAAATCTATTATAATTGGTCCAGGCAATTATAAAGTATTCATACTCATTTAAATTTTGTACTGTACGGTATACAATTCTTTGATTTGATCCTCCAGACTCTGCATCATTTACAAACTCTAATCCAAGTTTTTTAGACATCACTGCCGGAAATGCTGTTGTTTTTGGATCAGTTAATTCATCTCCTTTGGTAAAACTACATCCATTAAAATATAATTTCATTACAAATCTCTGTAAATTTCTAACAGTAGATTAGGATCATAATGGTCTGATTCAATTGATGTTAACTGATTGGTAACAATAGTGTCTACACTTTCAAACTTTAACTCTCCAGGCTCTGCTACCGATTCCATAATATCTTTTTTAACTGGAATCAGCGTAAGTTCTCTAAGATTATATTTGCCTACAAATGTTTCACGAATAAAACTTGCTTCTTCATATGAGATATCAATATTCAAGTTTACACGGATGTGCATTTTTTCTTTAAGCAATTCATCAGGATTGTTTAACATTTCATCTAGATTGTAAACACGATATCTAGGTTGCATAGGCCAAGAATGATATTCTGGGTCTTTGCCCCACTCAATAATGGTCATTCCTCTGGCATCATCGCCAGCGTCAGCATAGTTGTGAGGAAAGCAGTTACCAGTATAGATAATGTTGTTATGACTTTGACGTTTATGGAAATGTCCTGTGTAGACTTGTTCTAAGCCACGAAAGTCTTCACGCTGTATCTCGCCTGTATCAGGCATCTGTACCATAGCATTCATAAAGAAGTGAGGTAACTCTAAATGACCAAACGCATAACGTCCTTCCATCTTTTTAACTTTCTTAGCCTCATCTCCTACTAGCCAAGGTATAAACTGTACATCGCCCTCTGAATGAAAGTCATTCATAATATGTACATTTTTGATATGTTTAGCCCAGGCCGCTGACTGTATGTCACGCTTGTCTCTGTAGTATAAGTCGTGATTACCTGGAATAAAGAACACACGATCAAAAGCATCGCCCAACAGCTCAATAGCTGTCATACTGTAGTTAAGTGTCACGATGTTGATTGCCGCACGGTTGTTGTGCCAATCGCCCATCATGATACAAGTTTCACAACCTTCTGCTTTGGCTTTTTCAATAAACCATTTGACAAAATTCAAACAGTCTTCGTTGTGTGTTGTTGAATTGGATTTTAATCCAAAGTGTATATCTGTAAGGACTGCCGCCTTTTTAAATAAATTACTCATACCTTCCTTGAATGAATAAAACTAATACAGACTAGTTTACAGGACTAGCCTGCTGTTGTCGACTTTTTTGGCTTACTAGTTGTTACTTTAGCCGGACCATCAGGATCACTGTCATCTACACCACTGTTTTGACGTGTCCAACTTGGATTTAATCCGTTCATTTCTAAGATATCGTCTCTGATGCTTTGGTTTTTCTTTTCAATGTTAAGCACACGGGTAAACGAATTGGTAATGGCCGCAGTGTAATAAGCAAACGGATTGTCTGATTTTGATTCATCAAACTGTAGACCAATTTGACTTAGTTGCAGTAGCGCCTGTCCACGCATTTCTTCATTGTAAGTATAACCACGCCAGTTTGATCTAGTAGCATAACGCTCACATAGTTTAATAAACATGTTGGCTAACTTCATAGTCATTTCACCGTGATCTTTTGAAAACTCACCTTTTTCTAATGTGCCTTTCCAGTGACTTTTACCAACTAGATATGGCTTTCCGTTTTCGTCAACTCTGTAGTGCTGAAATGGAGGAAAGTTAACTTTAGCATGTACCTGATCATCAATACCGTAGTCTTCATCTTCTCTGGCTTCGTTAATGTCATCAAACATTTCTTCTAACTTAGCACGTTTCTTTAACTGTGCTTTAGTAGGCTTTTTATCTACCATTGGAATATGCTCCCAAGTCATAACACGAAATACTAAATCAGTATCTGCTATGTCCTTAGGCTCAATGATAATGCCTTGTTCTTTTTTTGTACGATCTATACGTGCTTGACGTGCTTCTTTAATACGTGTTTTATTAATTTTTAAAATATCATCTACAATAATATCATAATCTGAATCTGTTTCTCGATTAATATATTTGCAGTATGTTTTCTTTGACTTGTGTATTTCTGCTAGAATGTCGCGATTATTTAGATAGTTAACCTTACGACCGCCTCTCATGATTTTTTGTTCTGCCACAGTAGTATTCTCCGTTTACGATAGTATTAATTATACATTCTTTCCGGCCCCTGTCAACCTTTTTTGGTTTAGCAATTATAGTGGGTTATTATTTTTCAAATAAATAGTATGTATACAGAGGAAAACAAATGGCATACAGATATGAAGATGGTATTGGATGGGTCTCTTATGACGAAAATGCTAATCCTACCATAGTAACACAACAGATTAATGTAGGCGAAGAGCCTGATTTTACTGATAGAACTACTGCGGGTCCTGCTGGTGCAGAGTTCTCACCTACTGAATATAGTTTACTTAAAAGTGAGGAAACCCTAGCACCAAACTTTCAGGTAGACCGAGGTCTAGGACAATCTAGTTCAAATGTAGAATATACAGGTGCAGTTCCACAACCTAATTTTGCACCAGTAGAAACTAATGATTCAGCAGTTACTTATGGTGAACCTATAGGTCCAGACTTTACTGGCGTAGGCACAGGCAGTCAAGTACCTGGCGACCGTGCTATTACAGGTCCATCTGAGCAAATAGGTCCACAATTTGGTGCTGGCGAAACACGTGGTACAGGAACCATTGGTGGCGATGCCGCTATTACAGAAGGACAACCTATAGGTCCAAACTTTAGTAATCCTACAGGCACAGGACCTGAAACACCCGGCGGTGGCGGATGGTCACCTGAAGAAGTACAGGTTGCCCGACAATCAGCACCAGCAGTTCCACAACGTCCATTAACAGAAGATTGGCGGTTTAGAATTGGACTAATGCCTGGCAGTGAAGTATTATATAAAGATGGTGACTCTTCAAGTTTACTATCTCCATTGTTGGCCACAGACGGTGTTATATTTCCATATACTCCAACTGTTATGGTTAATCATCGTGCTAACTACGATAAAATATCACCAGTACATTCAAACTATCCAACATACTTTTATCAAAGTTCAGAGATCAGTGATGTACAGGTTAATGCTACATTTACAGCACAGTCAACAGAAGAAGCAGACTATATGATGGCTATGATACATTTCTTCCGTTCATCAACCAAAATGTTTTATGGACAAGATGCTAACAGAGGAACACCTCCACCATTACTAGCATTAACTGGTTTTGGACAACATCAGTTTAATTTTCATAAAGCAGTGTTAACACAATTTAACTATGCACTACCTGATGGTGTTGATTATATTAGAACAAGTGCAGGCGGAGTTGGCAGTATACAAGCACAGTCATCAAGGGCAAATTTACAGGGCGGCAGTGGCAACTTTGGTATATTTGGTATTGCATCACGTATTGGTAGACTATTTGGTATTGGTGCCACACCTGGAGCAGAAGTACAATTCCAAGCCGCAAACGAAGGAACCAACCTAGCAAGAGCTGGTGCAAGTTATGTGCCAACTAAAATTGAAATTAGTTTAACCTTGTTACCAGTTGTTACAAGAGCAGAGCAAAGTCGACAATTTAGTCTTAAAGACTACGCATCTGGTAAAGGATTATCACAGAGAGGACAATGGTAATGGCCGCAAAATACTCACCAAACTCACCTTATTTTCAAACACCTAAAACAGAAGGATATTTGGACGTCATGACTGATCGTCCTATCCCTAAACAAAACGATGATCAGATTATTGAAATTAATCAAACATATCAATATCGTCCAGATTTATTAGCCAATGACTTATATGGTGATCCAGGATTATGGTGGGTGTTTGCACAGCGTAATCCAAATGCAATTAAAGATCCAATCTGGGATTTTCGTACAGGCATTAAAATTTATCTTCCTAAAATAACAACATTAAAAACAGCATTAGGATTGTAAGATGCCAACTATAACTGAAGTACTTCAAAGGCAGACTGGTGCTATTCGAGGAATGGACAATGCCAATGCACGTGCAGATCGTGTACTTGCTAATCCTGACAGCACAAAACAAAATTTTTACAACGCTAAAAATGATGTGCGTGTTGCCAGTCAAGAAGGACGCAACGCAAGATACGAAGCAGAAGTATTTCAAAGATCAAACATCACAGAGTACGACAGTGAAATAACAACCAATAATGAGTTGATCCAACAAAGACGTCAAGAAAGTTATCAACGTATTACACAGTTAGACAGCAAAATAGGTCCAGACTTTACTCCAGTGGTAGAACAAGCAGGAGTAGGTGGTGACACTGCTATAACAGGAACTGATGACGCTGTTGCTCCTGACTTTACTCCAATTAGAGGAGAAACACAAGGTGCTACATCCTCGGGTAGTATAGTTGACAACGAAGCTCAAGCAGGTGCAGACGGTGCAGGAACACAAACACCATATCCAAGTCACTTAACAAATCCAGCTGGACAACCAGTTACTGAATCAAATGCTGATTTAATACCAACGTCACCATATGGCACAACCGCGGCGGCTCCGGTAACTCCTGATATTCTAATCGGAGGAAAAGTTTCTCAAGATGATACTGCTGATATTGGTAACAATCAGTTTACTCAATCAACAAACGGTGGAGTATCTACAGCAAAAGCATTTTCTGAAAAGTTTAGTCCGCAATTAAATCCAACAGCAGAGTTTGCACAGTTAACTTATAATATAGCATTGTATCTACAAACTCCTGAACAGTATAAAAGAATGGTGGTTGAACAAACTAAAAGTACACAAGGTCTCAAAAAAATTCTACAAAGCGGCGGCAACAGTCAAAATGAAGATGTAATTTTTCCAGACTTGTATATTAATGATTTAGAAGTTGAAACTCTAATGGACAGTATGACACAGTCACCGCACAATGTAGTACAGCTAAGATTTAACATCATTGAACCAATGGGATATACATTCTTTAAAAAACTAAGACAGTTATGTCACGAAAATGGAATGACAGAAATTGCTAAACAACATTATCTTATGGTTATTAAGTTTAAAGGCTTTGATGAAAACGGTAAAGAGTTAAGTGATAAAGATGATAATCGTTTAACTAAGTTTGTACCATTTACTTTTAGTAAAATTTTAACTAAAGTCCATGAGGGTGCAGTTACCTACGATTGCCAGGCGATAGCACATAATCATCAAGTTGGTTTATCTGCTAAACGAGCAACTATACCTTTTAATGTTGAACTAGTAGGGCAAACATTGGGAGACATGTTTAATGCTAGTGTAAACCTAACAAGGAATCCAGCAAAATCTACAAGTCAAACAACAGCAACATCACCTTTTGGCACAACAGAAACCACAGTTACCCCAGGTATACTTAAAGGTAGTGCTACAGGTACACCTCAACAAAGCAAAGGCATTATTGATGCGTTAAATGAACAACAGAAAAAGTTAGCCAAAGAAAACGGATATAAACACGCTGACAAGTATAAAGTTACCTTTAATGGCGATATAGGTAAAGCAAAATGTATTTCTAGTGATACACTGTTAAAAGTTAAAAGTAAAACACCAATGAGTGCCAGTGCAAGTGCCGCGGCCAATGCTTTACTAAATTCTATGACTATGGATAAAACAAGACAGATTTATTCAGTAGCACCAATGCCATTACATCAGTTTATTGATATTATGGTTAGGTCAAGTGATTACATTACTAAACAACAAACACATATTATTGATCCAAAAACAGGTAAAACAAAACCTAATCCTGCACAGAATAAATTTTTACAATGGTATCACATTGGCATTAGACTACTACCAATTGAGTGGGACGAAAAACGTGCAGACTATGCTTATGAAATAGAATATATTGTTTCGCCTAAACAAATTGCAGACACGTATTCTCCATTCTTTCCTAAAGCACCATTGAGAGGAGTACACAAAACTTATCAATATTGGTTCACAGGTGAGAATACAGAAATATTAAGTTATGAACAAGAACTAAATGCAACATACTTTGTTGCTATGGACGGAAGAATAGAACAACCAGATCAACAGATCACAGAGGAATCCCAAAAATCAACACCAAAAGCATTTGTAAATAAATCTGGATCCAGTGGTCTAGGACAACCTGGCGATAATGCCAGTGCGGCAATGCAGGCCGCTGATGTGATTTATTCATCAGTAGACTTCCAAAAGTTTAATATGGAAATTATAGGTGATCCAGATTACATTCAACAAAATGATATATTGTATACCAGTGGCGATACTTATGAGCCATTTTTAGCAGATGGTTCTATCAACTTTGATGCCAGTGAAGTATTTGTTGAAGTAGGATTTAAAACAATGGAAGACTACAACGCACTAACCGGTGGAGCTGATCTTAAAGATCCAACGTTTATTGATGGTGCTGGCAACAGTAGTACAAAGTTAATTTATAAACTAACTAAAATAATGTCTAGATTTGCTGACGGTAAAATGACTCAAAACATGGAAGGACTACTACGTGAATTTGACGAGGAAGAATCCCAACAAGAACAACAAAGAGAAGAGCAGGTTAAACAACCATTTGTAGGTCCAAAGCGTAACGGAAATGCAGTTCCTGGACAACAAGCAATAACAGAAGGCAGTAACAAACATGCTCCAGACTTTACTCCAGTATCGATTAAAGGTAATAAAGTACCTGGTGAGGCCGCTGTCACACAAAATTCAGATATTGCTCCAGACTTTACACCCATTGGTGTAGCACAAAACGGCCAGGGCGTTTATGACACTGCTGGTCCTATAGGACCTAACTTTGCACCAATAGATAACGGAAACAGTGTTCCTGGACAACGAGCAATAACACCAGATGACCCAACTGCCCCTGACTTTTTACCCATCAGAGGCGAAACACAAGGTAATTAATAGAGTATGGCTGAAGATCACATAAGAAGTAGAGGACAAACACAAGGATACAAGCACGGCACTGGTAATCAGATGCCAGCTACTCCTGGTCCGTATATAGGCATTGTTAAAAACAATATTGATCCAACACGAGCCGCTCGATTACAAGTATACATTGAGCAATTTGCTGGTCCAAACAAAGAGGATGAAGCAAACTGGAGAACAGTAAATTACTTGCCTCCATTTTTTGGATCAACTGAACACTCAGGAGCCAAACAAGGTACAGGTTCTTACATAGGCAATAAACATTCATATGGTATGTGGTTTACTCCTCCAGACATTGGAACAAAAGTATTATGTTTCTTTGTAGCAGGTGACCCAAATCAAGGTTACTATGTAGGGTGTATTCCTGAAGACAGTCTAAATCATATGGTGCCTGCTATTGGTTCAGCAACCACATACCTAGCCGGCGAAGAAGCCAAACCTTTTGTTTCAGGTGCTAGTCAGGTTCCAGTAACTGAAATTAACAACGAAGATCCTACAATCAATGATGATCCGCAATTTTATAAAAGAGAAAAGCCAGTACACAAGTATCTAGCGGCCAATCTGTTTAGTCAAGGTCTTATTAAAGATAATGTTAGAGGACCTATTACATCAACAGCACAGCGTGAATCGCCCTCAAATGTATTTGGAGTAAGCACACCTGGTAAACCTATCTATGCCAAAGTCAAAGGTGATGATGTACAAGAGATTAAAGAAAAACTAAAAAGTGGTGACTTAAAATCTGAAGATATCAAAGTTGTTGGCAGAGAAGGTGGACATAGTATTGTTCTTGATGATGGTGACATTGAAGGTAAAGATCAACTAGTAAGAATTAGAACAGCACAAGGTCATCAGATCTTAATGAGCGATGACGGTGAATGTTTACATATTATTCATGCCAATGGTCTGTCCTGGGTTGAACTAGGCAAAGAAGGTACAGTAGATGTATTTTCAACTAATTCAATTAACATGCGTACTCAAGGTAGCATTAACTTTCATGCTGACAAAGACATTAATATGTACGCAGGCAGAAACATAAACACACGCAGTTTAAATTCAACAACAATTGAAGCACAAAATGAAATGTTAGTTACTGGTCTTAACTATGCTAGTGTTTACAGTAAACAACTTGTAGCTGTACGTAGTGATAATACCACTGCTATTGATGCCGCCAAGTACGGAAGTTATACCGGTGGCGATAAGATAGACGTAAAAGCAGGTATTGTTAATCTAAACAACGGCGGTGGCATTAATGTAACTCCAAATAGATTAATTAAGAAAAACAAAGTTAGTGATGCTGTTTATAATAATGGATGGCAAGCAGAGTACAGCAAACTTGAAACTATTGCAACTAGAGTACCACATCACGAACCATGGCCATATCATAACCTAGGTGTTGAAAATTCTGTAACACAAGGCACGCCTCCACAAAAAGCACTAAATCCTGCTGTGGCAGTTGTTTCAAATCAAGTAGCAAGTAAGGCACCTACTAATCCAATTACTACAACAGATTATGCCAAACAAGCACAGGCAACAAAAAGCATTGGCAGTCTAGATCAAGACCAAGCAACAGGTATGTTAGCACAAAAAGCTAAAGATGTTGGCCAAGCGGCTAATATAGTAAGCCCTGATAAAGGTATAGGATCTTATGGCATTTCAGCAAAACAATTAGAAGAAACAGGATACCTAAAACCAGGCACAGCGGCTAAGTTCCTTAAAGATCCTTCTGCTCTAGTAACAGATGGATTTGGCAATCAAACTACACAGTTAGAAGCGGTGCTTAAAAATACAAATGTATGGACTGGCAAGGGCGGAACCAACAACCTAACCGAGTTCTTAAAAAATCCATCAACACAGTCAACTGCCATGGAAGATATTTATAGTTCAAGTTTATCACAATTAAAATCTCGTGGACTAGTAACAGGCGGCGAATCACCTGAACAACTTAGTGGATTACTACAAGCAGGATCAACTTATGGTGTTGATGCTGTTCAGGAATGGACCAAGGGCGGTGGCAATACGATAATCAACGCAGGGATTGAACAAACAGCACGTAATGCACAGTATGCTACTAATTTAGTTGAAAATAAAATTGCTAATTTAAGTAAGAGTTATGGTAACCCAGGTGGCTTTGCTAACACAGTTGATGTGTCTGCAGTGCTTAATTCTGTTAATAAGATTACAGGAGATGTGCGTATTAGGAAGCCAAAATTCTTCTAAAAATACTCGATAAATAATATACTATGGCAAGATTCTACGGATACAGTTCAATTGGCAGAAACAAAAAGTTTCGCTTAGAAGACTTTGAATTAATTAAAAGAGATTTGTTAAACAATCTTTTAATTAGACAAGGTGAAGTTCCAGGCAGACCTAATGTTGGTACTGATTTATGGAATTACTTGTTTGAAACTGTAGACGACAAAACTCTAAGACAGTTAGAAAACGAAATGCGTAAAGCCATAGAACGTGACCCTAGAGTTAAAGTAGATGACATTGTGTTTTATTCACAAGAAAATGGTTTACTAGTTGAATTATCCGTATCAACTGTACAATCATCAGAAAGTCAAATGCTGAGACTTTTCCTCAATACACAAAACTTAACAGCCGACTACATATAATATACGCACTTTATTAAAGTGATAAATACTTGTAATAAAGGAATATAGGTAATCTATGGCTAAGACTACACGACAAACCGCTATATTTGGGGCGGAAGATTGGAAGAAGTTATACCGTACTTTCAAAGAAGCAGATTTTCAAAGTTATGACTTTGAGACTCTAAGAAAGTCAATGGTAGACTACTTACGTCTATACTACCCTGAAACATTTAACGACTTTACAGAATCAAGTGAATTTGTTGCACTATTAGATCTAATGGCATTTATGGGCCAAGGTCTTGCTTTCCGTAGTGATTTAAACACACGTGAAAACTTTTTAGACACAGCAGAACGTAGAGATTCAGTAATTAAACTTGCTAAACTTGTTGGATATACTCCAAAGCGTAACCTTAATGGTAATGGCTTTTTAAAAGTAACAGCAGTATCAACAACAGAATCTGTTTTAGATTATAACAATCAAAACTTATCTGGATTAACTATAAACTGGAATGACGTTACTAACCCTGATTGGTTAGAACAATTCAATGCAATTATGAATGCCTCCATGGTGGATAGCCAACGCTTTGGTCGCCCAGGTAACAGCCAAAAGATTTTAGGTGTACAAACAGACGAATATCAAATTAATACAACACCAAACACACTACCTATTGCTAGTTTTGAAAGCAGTGTTGATGGCATCTCAATGGATTTTGAAATTGTATCAGGCACTTCGCTTAATAAAACTTATGTATACGAACAAAGCCCACAACCAAGTGGTGCGTTTAATGTACTTTATAAAAATGACAAACTAGGGTATGGTTCAGAAAATACTGGTTACTTCTTTATGTTCAAGCAAGGAGCATTAAGTAATCAAGACTTTACATTAGTTGATCGTATTTCTAATAGATCAGTTAACATTAATGTTGAAGGCATTAATGAAAATGATGTATGGCTGTTTGAATTAACTGAGAATGGCAACGCATTAGTTGAATGGTCTCCAGTTGACAACATCTACTCTGTTGACGAAACAGGTGGACAAAGAAGTAGAACAGTCTATCAAGTTAATACAAGAACAAATGATCAAATTTCCTTACAGTTTGGCGATGGTACTTTCTCAAAAATACCTTTAGGTGATTATAGAGCATACATGAGACAATCAAATGGATTGGAATATGTAATTAATCCTGAAGAAATTCAAAACATACAGGTACCTATTAATTACGTAAGTCGTAAAGGTCGCGTTGAAACATTAACTCTAACAGTTAGTTTACAGTCACCAGTTTCAAACTCTAAGTCAAGAGAAACTGTCAGTGAAATTAAAGAACGTGCACCAGCGGCTTTCTACACACAGAACAGAATGGTCAATGGTGAAGACTATAACAACTTCCCATATACAAGATTTACAAGTATTTTAAAATCAAAAGCAATAGCACGATCAGGCATTGGTATTAATCGCCAGTTAGATTTATTAGATCCAACAGGTAAGTACTCGTCTACAACAGCATTTGCCAGTGATGGTATGTTATATAGATCATTTACTGATCCAACAAAAACATTTTCATTCTTAGATACAAATGATATTGCTGACGTAATTCAAGGCACACTAGAGCCAATAATTAAATCACGTGCATTACGTCATTTTTTCTATGATAAATTTCAACGTATTCCAGTAACAAACATTAAATGGAATCAATCAACGGCTATTGTAAACCAAACAACTGGTTACTTTAAAGATAACAGTTCGGGTGGAGCAGTTGCGATAGGTGCATTTGCCAGTGGAGATACCAAGTATATTCAGGAAGGTTCTCTAGTTAAATTTGTACCACCTGAGAATCAATACTTTGATGCTAACAATAGATTACAGTCAGGTGTACCAACTAAGGCAAATGAAAAATTAGTACTATGGGCAACTGTAACTAAACTTGTATTAGATGGAACTAACTTTGGGCAAGGTAATTTAAGTGATGGCACAGGTCCTGTAACATTTAACGAATATCTTCCTAGTGGTTGTATTCCAACAGAAATTATTCCTAAGTTTATTACAGACTTACCAACAACATTTGAAGGTCAGGTTATTGAACAGATTGAAGTATACAGAGACTTTGGTCTAGGTTATGATGAAAAAACAGCCACCTGGTATATTATTTCAACAGATAACTTAAACGAAAATGCTGAATATAACAACAGTTATGCTAAAAACAAAGATGGATTAAATCGTGATGCGTCGTGGCTAATTCAGTTTACTACAGATGGTGAAATATACACTATCAAGTATCGTAACTTGGGCTATTACTTTGCATCTGTATTAGAAAACAGATTTATATTTGATTCAAATGCAAAAGTGTATGATCCTAAAACAGGTAAAACTGTTAACGACAACGTTACAGTATTAAAAGCAAATACTAAACCTGATGCTAACGAAAACCTAACAACAGATGTTAGACTTGACATTATTGGTCAAGAAACTGAATCAGATGGTTTTGTAGATAACTTTAAAGTGTTAGTAAGTTATTCAGACAAAGATTCAGATGATATTGCTGATAACCCAGACATTTTTAGAGATTTAGTTAACCCAGATACAAACCCAAATACAAAATATGTATTCTTTAATCGTCAAACAGACTTTGACAATTTAGAAAGATGGGTGCCTATCAGCAGTGGCAGTATTAATATGATATTTGCTGATTTAGAAAAAGTTGAGGCTAAGAAAACTGAATATCTAAACGGACAAGTATTCTATGCGTATACTGATAAGAAATTCTATAAGTTAGCAATTACAGGCAATGAGTTTACTATTACAGAAACTAAAGACTATCGTGTAGCAGTGGGTAGACAAGATTTGTATTTCCAATACAAACATAATTCACCTAACACACGTAGAATTGATCCAGCATTGACAAACATTATTGATTTGTTTTTAGTAACTAATACATATTATACAACTTATACAAACTGGATTAAAGATACAACTAATTCAATTAAGAAGCCTGATCAGCCAACCATTGATGAATTAACACTGGCATATAACTCATTAGAAGATTATAAAATGGCCAGTGACAATATGATTTTAAATTCAGTTACATTTAAGCCGTTGTTTGGTGAAAAAGCAAGTTTAGAGTTACAGGGCAAAATTAAAGTTATTAAACAAAGTGGTGTTGTAGTATCAACTGGTGAAATTAAATCACGTGTAGTAGAAGCACTTAACGGATACTTTACCATTGATAAATGGGACTTTGGTGATACGTTCTACTTCTCAGAACTATCAGCATACCTACACGAAGAACTAGGTGACATTGTTAGCTCTGTAGTTATTGTACCAACAGACCCAACTAAAACATTTGGTGACTTATACGAAGTACGCTGTTCGCCTAACGAAATATTTGTGAATGCGGCCACAGTGAATGATATTGACGTTATTGATGCACTTACAGCTGGTGCATTGAGAAAAAGTTAGGATAAACAATGGCAAGATATACCAGAACTATAGATCTATTACCTGAAATATTTAGAACCACTACCAACGAAAAGTTTCTAAATGCTACACTTGATCAGATTGTACAACGCCCACAATTAAGAAAAGTTGAAGGCTACATTGGTCGACGAGTTGGCTTAGGTGTTGACGGTAAAGACAGTTATGTGCTTGAGCAAGATCAAGAACGTGCGGCCTATCAATTAGAACCAACTGTTACCTGGAAAAAGAAAGATACCAATCAAACACATGACTTTTTAACATATCCTGGTATTGTTGACGCACTACAAGTTAATAGTGCATTAACTGATAGACATGATAGACTATTTGATTCAGAATACTATTCCTGGGATCCATTTGTAGACTATGACAAACATGTTAACTTTAGTCAATACTATTGGTTACCACAAGGTCCAGACTCAGTTGATGTAAGTTCAACTGAAATATCAACTAGCGATGCTTACACTGTTACAAGAAATGAATTTGATTATACGCTAAGTGGTGTTGAAGGTCCTAACCCAACTATCACAGTTGTTCGTGGTGGCAATTATAAATTTAATGTACAACAAACAGGCACACCATTTTGGATTCAAGCGGCACCTGGTAGTAATGGCCAAATGCCTGGACAGCCAAATCAATCAAGTCGTGAAGTTATGGGTGTTACTAACAACGGCGATGATAATGGTATTGTAGAATTTAATGTTCCACTAGACACAGAACAAAACTTTTTCTTAAACATGGACACAGTAGGTACTGTGGATCTTGTTACTAGTTTACGCTTTGATGAAATACATAACCAATTAGTAAGACCATTCTTAGACAAGCACGATGGCATTGATGAAGTAACTGACCTACGTAACAGAACAATTATCTTTATTAATAGAAACCCCGGCAACGGTGATGACTCAGGATGGAAACGTGATTCAAGATTTGATGAAGCAAGATTTGATGAAAATGGTACTAGTTTTGCAGAGTCTGAAGAAATAACAAGTAAAACAGATCGTTACAGTATCTACAGAATTGAATATAGATACGAAGGACAAGATAGCTCAAGTGATGTATTTGATGCGTCAGGTAAAAACCCATATATGGTATTAAACAAAGTTAAGGAAATCCCTAGCTTAAAGAAAGTACACATTCAGTATGGTACAGAATATAACAATAAATTTATGTGGAAAACATCTGAAGGGTTCTTTGAACTTCAGCCACATATTACAGCAATTAACGATACTTTATATTATCAGGATGGCACAGATACAAATAGGTTTGGTATTATCCGTGTAGTTGATGCCGTTGATCAATTAACTTTAAATATTGAAGATATTATTGGTAAAAAACAATACACTTCGCCTACTGGCGTTACATTTTCTAATGGAATGAAAGTACAGTTCCGCGGTGGCACCAAGCCAGAACAATATCAAGATAAGAGTTATTACGTTGAAGGTGTAGGTACAGCAATTAAACTATTACCAGTAGAAGAATTCCTTACACCAGAATCATATACAATCAGTGAAACCCAACCATTTGACGTTTCAGGATATGATGAACAGCCTTGGGATTCATCATTGAATGCACCTACTATCAAAGATTATATTACAATTAATAGAGGATCAGGAGATAATAACCCTTGGTCAAGATCTAATAGATGGTTCCATATTTCAGTAATTAAAGCAAGTGCTGAATACAATAAAACAGTTGCTAATTTAGATCAAACAGCTCGTGCTAAACGACCTATCTTAGAATTTAATGATGGACTAAGACTGTTTAACTTTGGTACAGACGGTAAACGTGCAGTTGATATTATTGATTTAAGACAACGAGACGCATTATCTAATGTAGCTGGTAAGATTGGTTATAACATTGATGGACTAAGTTTATTTGACGGTGCTAGAATAATTTTTGCTGTAGACGAAGATCCACGAGTACGTAATAAAATTTATCAAGTTAGAATGGTTGATCCTATAGGGTTAACAGAAGATCCTTCACAGCTTAGTGAAAAGATTATTCAATTAGTTGAAGCAGATGACACTAATGTTTTGCAAGACCAAACAGTCTTTGTTAAGTCTGGCATTACCTTACAAGGTAAGTCATATAGATACGATGGCACAAAATGGACAGCAACACAACAAAAAACAAAAGTAAACCAGGCACCATTATTTGATATTTTTGATAAAGCCGGTAGTTCTATTGGAAATACCGTAAAGTATCCGTCAACTAACTTTACAGGCACTAAACTATTCAGTTATGCTTCAGGCTCAGGCCCACTAGATTCTGAACTAGGCATGCGATTAAAGTATCTAAACATCAACAATGTTGGTGATATTGTTTTTGAAAATAATCTTTATAAAGATACATTTGTTTATACTATTAATAATGTTTCTACAACCACAGATGTTGCTACAGGCTTTATTAGAAAGTACACAGACAGAACAAACTTTAAATTACAAACAGGTTGGGAAAAAGCAGTTGGCTCAACACGTCAGGCACAGATCTTTACGTTTACAAATACCAATAAATGTATTTGTGATGTAAGATATATAGATGGAGACAATAAAGTTGTAGTATATGCTGATAACGTTTATATTAATCCATCAGACTATACGTTAACAAGAACGGCAAAAACGTCTACAATTGAATTAAAGACAAAAGCAGAAATAATTAATATTCATATTATCAGTGATCAGAAAAGTAAGGTTGCGTACTATGAAATGCCAAGTAACCTAAGTGATAACTCTGTTAATGATTCATTTGAAACAGTTACTCTCGGCACTATTAGAAATCACTTTGTTGGGTTAGCACAAAGTCATCCTGAGTTAAAAGGCGTTGTATTAGGCGAAAACAATATCAGAGACTTAGGCAACATTGTTGGCTACGGTAAACAAATTGTTGAACAATCGTCACCATTGCAATTTACAGCAATATTTGCTAAAGACTCAAATATTAATTTCTTTGACTCTGTTGAGTATGCGTCAAATGAATATGAAAAATTTAAAACAAGATTGATTGATACCTTAACAAAAAATGATTATCAAGGTACAGCCGACGAAAGGCTAGATCAAGCATTTGCAGATCTTAATAAAGGTCGTAACCCAGATATGCCATTTTACTGGGCAGATACTATTCCTTGTGGACAAGTCTACGAAGAATCAAAAATAACAATTACACCAATTGACGATAATGTTTTTGATTTATTAAAAATATATGATTTTACCAAAGCAAACTATCAAGGGTTACTCGTATACTTAAATGATAACATTTTATTAAAAGATATAGACTATACAATCTCTACAGATAGCCCACGATTGACAGTATTAAAAACTTTAAAACAAGGTGATGTAATACGTATTAGAGAATACCAATCAACAGCAGGAAGTTTTGTTCCTCCAACTCCAACCAAGTTAGGTATGTTTAATGTATTCAAACCAGAAGTATTTACAGATGATTCATATACAACACCTCAACAAATTCTACAAGGTCACGATGGATCGAGAATAATCACATTTGGTGATAACCGTGACGAAGTATTGTATGAATTTGAATCAAGAATTTATAACAATATCAAGGTACCTAAAGATAGAAAAATTCCACTACGCTGGTATGACATTATTCCAGGTAAGTTTAGAACCACTGATTATGCTGATTCAGAAATTACTGACCTAATGAGTGAAAGTTTCTTATCATGGGTAGCCTGGAACAAGTTAGATTACAAAGAACAAGACTATGATTCAAATAACAAGAAAACTTGGAACTACTCTAGAGCAACTGACAGATTAGATGGTAGTCTACTTAAAGGTGGATGGAGAGCTAATCTTTATAAATTCTATGACACAGATGTACCTCACTTACGTCCATGGGAAATGTTTGGTTTCAGTGAAGAACCTACATGGTGGCAACGTCAATATGGTCCAGCACCATACACAGGCGACAACATGGTTCTATGGGATGACATGGCCAATGGTGTTGTAGCACACCCAGACGGTGACTACATCATTGAAGATTTTAAACGTCCAAGACTACAAGAAGTTATTCCTACTGGTGACGAAGGAGACTTAGAAGCAAGTTTTGATGTACTTGTAAAAAATTACGATTTACTAAGCACACGTAAAAGCTGGCTAGTTGGAGACATGGGTCCTGTAGAAACAGCCTGGAGACGTAGTTCAGCATATCCATTTGCTGTAATGAAACTACTAGCACAAACTAAACCAGCACAGTTCTTTAGCTTAATGGCTGACAGAGATAGGTACATTTATTCCTCAGAGTTAGATCAATACGTATTAGATGGACGTTATAGATTAACTTCGCAAAACATTGAAATATATGGCGAAGGTACAATCAAACACTCATACATCAACTGGTGTGTTGACTTTGCACGTAGACAAGGTATTGTTAATAAACAAGAAATTGTTGATTTATTTCGTAATACAAAAATAAATCTTGTTTATAGAGTTGGTGGTTTTACTGACAAACAATATCTAAAAATGTTTACAGAAAAAACATCGCCTAATTCATTAAATGCAAACTTACTATTGCCTGATGAAAGCTATGAAATATTGTTGTACAACAACGAGCCATTTGACGAAGTTGTATATAGTTCTGTTATTGTACAGAAAGTTAAAGGTGGCTATGCTGTATACGGTAACTCAAAAGAAACACCTTATTTTAAAGTATATGAATCAATTACAAACGGCAACTATAAAAATGTTACTGTAGGTGATGATACTGTTAGAATGAGTTTAGACTTTACTAACAAAGAAGTGTTAATACCATATGGTTATACATTTACTAGTAAAGGTGCTATGGTTGACTTCTTAGTAAGTTATGGTTCTTGGTTACAGTCAAAAGGTTTTATATTTGAAGACAAACATGATGATTACTTGCTTAACTGGGGCCAAATGGTTAATGAATTCTTATACTGGAATCAACAAGGCTGGCAAGAAGGTGCTATTATTAATTTAAATCCTGCGGCCAACGAGATACGTATTGAACGTATTGGTGCAGTAGCGGCACCTATGTTAGGTCGACGTGCAGACGAGTTTATACTAGATCAGAACTTACAACCAATTATTAAAGAAAACTTAGCTTGGGATAGATTAGGTAATGAATTAAGAATCAGCAGTCTTGATGAAAGTGCAATTAGTTTCCTTAAAATTAAATTTACCAGTTATGAACACGCATTAGTATTTTCAAATACCAGTATCTTTAATGACTTGTTATACGACCCAGCAACAGGTGCAAGACAACAACGTCTTAAAATAGTAGGCACATTCTCAGATAACTGGGACGGCACTATTAATGCTCCAGGCTTTATCATGAATCAACCTAACGTTGAAGAATGGAAATCAAACAGAGAATATTCAAAAGGCGATATAGTCAGATATAAAAGTAATTATTATTCAGCTCTACGCAGATTAAACCCTGCAGAGTTATTTGATTTTGCTGACTGGGCTGAAACAGAGTATGAGTCAGTCAAGACAGGCATGTTACCAAATATTGCTCTTAAAGCACAACAAAGTGAAAAATTTTATGATCTAAGTGAAGCAAATTTAGAATCAGATGCTGACCTATTAGGGTTTGGTTTAATTGGGTTCCGCACAAGAAACTACATGCAAGGACTTAACCTAGACGACGTAAGTCAAACAAATGTTTACAAAAACTTTATTGGTGCAAAAGGTAGTAATCGAGCAATGAACTTATTTAAGAGTGCTCAGCTTGATAAAGAACTTACAGAATATGATATTTACGAAAACTGGGCAGTACGCTCTGGTTTCTATGGTGCAAACAGCAACAGAAGTTATGTTGAAGTAAACTTAAACGGTGACAGATTAACAGGTAATCCAGCAACAGTAAAAATTACTAATAGCTCATTAGTGGGTACAACAGTTAATCAAATTGTAAGATTAGACGACATTTATAAATCAAGTTACAAAGTCATTGACGAAAACATACTGCCAACAGTTGATTATCAAGATGTTGAAAACTCATTACCTACCGCAGGGTTTGTTAATGTTGAAGATGTTGACATTAAATCATACGAATTAAGTAGTCTTGATGCTGTAGTTGAAAACTTAGATGAAATTACAGAAGGCACAAAGATTTGGGTAGCTAAAGATAACAACTACTCCTGGAACGTTTACAGAGCAACTGTGTTACGTGCAGAACCTATTTTAGTATTTGATAATTTAGATGGAACATCATCAATAACATTTAACGGTCATCACCATTTAAACAAAGACGATATAGTTGTAATTAAATTCTTTAGTCAGCAAGTTGATGGTGCATTTAAAGTTAAGAGTGTCACAGCAGTTGATAAAATTATTGTTGACCTAGAATTTTCCAGTGAAATTACTGTACTTGAAGATTTAGGTGTAGCATTTGTTCTACAATCAAGTAAGGTATTCCAAGGTAGTGATATCGCAGACTTACCATTCATTAAAAATATGCAGACAGGTGAAAAGATCTGGGTTGATGGCACACAGTGGAAAGTATTACAAAAGTTTAATCCATTTAGCAATGTTAATAACATTTGGAGTAAGACACTTAAAACACCAGTAACTAATGCTAACTTTGGACAAGTAGTTTCGCAAACACCAGATGGGTTAACTGCCATGGTTGGTGCACCAGCCTGGAGAGACAGAGGTGCTGTTCATGTTTGGGGTGCATTAGGCAACGGCGATTTATCTGAAGGCACACGTTTAAGTTTAGGTAAAACTACAAGCACTGTTGATAACCAGCTAAGTGAATATGGTGCAAGTGTTGATTGTGCAAATTCTGGGTGGCACATTATTGGTGCACCTGGACACAGAAGCAACGAAGGCCTTGCTGTTTTAGTTAAACAGGTTAGTGCTGGAGTTATTAAAGAATTACAAGTCCTTACATTACCAGGTGCCAATAGATTTGGTGAGTCAGTAATATTTACAAATGATAACAAATGGGCATTTGTAGGTTCACCAGGCGATGAAAAAGTTTATGCGTATCAATATAAAGAATATGAACAGCAGAAACATGACTTCTTAGCAGATGGAACAAGTTTAGTATACAATGTTGGTGATTATATTGAAGTTGACGACGAAACACAAATTTCAATGAACATTGACAACATTGTACAAATACCTGTTACAGATTACACAATGACAGGTGGCAATATTACATTTGTTGAAGCACCTAAAGCAGGACAACGTATTGAAATTGTACGTAAGTACGTACATCAGGCAACAGGCGATGGTTCAACAGTTGATTACAATATTAGCTCATTATACAAAGCAACGTCGATAGAGACCTTTAATGTTATTTTAGATGAAGAGCTACTAAGACCTGGATATGATTACACATTTAATCCAAGTACAAAAGTAATTACATTTACACTAACAAACAAGTCTGGTACTCCAATAGCGCCGCCGGGCGGACAGTTAATTTTAGTTGAAACCATTGATCATTTCAAATATGTATCAACTATACATAATCCTGGTGAAGTTGGCAACGGCTTTGGAACAAGTCTTGCAACAACCGCTGAAGGACGTCAATTGTTTATTGGTGCAACCACAGGCGTAGGCGAAGACTCTACTGATTCTATAGGTAAAGTATATGTGTATGATAGAGACGTTGAACGTTTCCAAGTTAAAAATAATACAACACTTGCATTTACCACAACAGAAGCAATTCAAGGCACAGCAAGAGTAACAGTTAATAACGCTGATTTGTATGATAGTGATTACTATCTACTAAAAGGTAATTACACACAGTCAGGTCAAACATTTACTATTCAAGATGCCGCAGTTGATCTAGGTGACTTTGTTGAAATTGAAACTAATAACTTTAGACTAGCAGGTATACTCTATAAACCTGACGTTATGCAAGGAGCACAGTTTGGCTATAGTGTAAAAGTATGTCCAACTAATTGTTCTATCTATGTTGGTGCACCTGGTGATTCAGCAATATTAGACTCAGCAGGTTCAGTTACACGTTTTGTTAATAGATCAAGACTGTACGGATCAATAACGGGATCAATAGCAAATCCAGTGATAACACCTGGCACTAAGTTGCGTATTAATAATTACTACGTTACTGCTACAGGTACAACAGTAGAAGATTTTGTAAAAGATATTAAAGATGCTAATCTACCAAATATCACAGCAAGTGTAGTTGATTCAAAAATTAAAATTAATTTAGTAAACGTTAATGCGGCACCTGCGGCTAATAAACTTTATATCTATCCAGCAGATTCAAGCTCACTAATAGAAGATCTAGGTCTTGAGTTGTTCCCATCAATGCAGACAATTCAGAACCCATACCCAATTACCAATGCTAGGTTTGGACATGCGTTAGACATTTCAAATGATGCGTTTAGCGTTGTGATTGGTGCTCCCAACGGTGCTACAAACTTAGAAGTAACTTTAGATAAAAACTTAACTAAGTTTGACGCAGGCGGAACAAAAATTAAAGATGTACAAACACAGAGTGGTGCTGTTTATACATACGACTACTTAACCAGTGACAACGATACCTATGATAATCCAGGTAAATTTGCATATGGTCAACAAATCAACGACAGCCAGGTACATCCACTAAGTGGATTTGGTACTAGTGTTGATTATGGTAATGCTAAATTATTGATTGGCGCTCCACATCAATTAGTAGACATCGACGATCCTACATCAGATAAAATTGGACGTATAGTAAGATTTGTCAATGAAAACTTTACACCAGTATGGCAAGTGGTAGAAAAAGAGACACCTACAGTTAACACCAAGTTAATTAATTCAATGTTTATCTACAATAAGGTAACAGACAAAGTATTAACGTACTTAGATTACATTGATCCTGTTCAAGGTAAAATCTTAGGTGCGGCGCAACAAAATATTGACCTAACTATACCTGATGATCCAGCACAGTACAACAATGGCACTAATAATAACTTTGGTATGACCTGGGGTGCTGAACGTGTTGGCACAATTTGGTGGGACGTTTCTACTGCTAAGTTTATTAACTACAATCAATCAACAGCAGATTATCGTGCTAAACGTATAGGTAACTTATTCCCAGGTTCAAGTATAGATGTATATCAATGGATATCAAGTGATGTACCTCCAGGTGAGTACGAAGGTGAAGGTCAAGTTTTCTCAACAGAAGACTACTCGTTGCTCAGTGATGTTAGACAAGGCGGCGAACTTGTAACCAAATATTATTTCTGGGTTAAAAACTTAACATCAGTAAATAGAAAACAAGGTAAAACACTAAGTCCATTTACAATTAAACAATATATCGAGACACCTAAGTCAAGTGGCATTCCTTACATAGCCGCAGTTGACAAAAATACTTTTGCTTTATTCAATGCACAAGAATATATTCAAGATACTAACAGTGTGTTACACATTGAGTTTGATAAAATTGAAACAGATAATAATGTACACGTTGAATATGAACTTATTAGAGAAAAAGATCCAACTCAGTTCTTAACAGATAACTTATATCGTAAGTTCTTAGATTCATTCTGTGGCGTTGACACAGCTGGTAATATTGTTCCTGATCCTACGTTAAGTTTAACTGATAGACGAGGTGTTGAATTTAGACCAAGACAAACAATGTTTGTTGATAGATTCAAAGCACTTGAAAATTATTTAACAGCGGTTAATAGAATTTTAAAACAACTACCGATTACTGAAATTAGAAGTTATCCGTTGCTGAACAGTCAGGAAGAAATGCCTGGCAAACCTTCAGGCACCTGGGACATAATGTTAGAAGATATTGCTGAACTAAGTTATCAGAAACTTAACATTGACCCAATTGGCTATCGTTACTTGGTTAAGTCAGACGCTAATAATGGAAATTTATGGACAATATATACTCTACAACCAAACAGAACATTACTGTTAACCAGAGTGCAAAATTATAAAACAACACGCTACTGGAATTTCGTAGATTGGTATGAAGCTGGGTACAATACATTAGATAAACCAACTAAAGAAGTTAATCAATATGCAGATCTAGGCACACTAACAACTGCTATAGTTGGGTCTATTGTTAAAGTACGGTCAAACGCACAAGGTAAATTTGAAATTTACAGAAAAGATACTACAGGATGGACACGTGTTGGTTTAGAAAAAGGTACAATTAAAATAAGTAACAGCATTTTTGATTATGATATTGATCGCAATGGCTTTGATAACGAAGTATTTGATGCACAATATTTTGATCAAGAAGCTGTACTTGAACTAAGACAAATAATTAAATCTATCAATGAAGAATTATTTGTTGGTGATTTAGCACATCATAGAATTGCCTTAATTACATTAATGTTTAACTATGTGTTAAGTGAACAACAATCAACTGATTGGTTAGTAAAAACAAGTTTAATTGACGTTAAACATACACTGCGTGAACTTAAACCATTTACAATTCTTAAACGTGATAATCAAGACTTTGTTGAACAATACATTCAAGAAGTTAAACCATATAGAACGCAGGTTAAAGAATTTAATCTAGTTTACAAAGGTGACGATAACTTTAAGGGCGATCCAACTGACTTTGACTTACCTGCACAATTTAATACTGAGTTAAACAAATATATTTCACCAAGACATGTACTTGATCAAGAAAATATTACAGGTGAAGGTGTTTATCAATTAACTGATCCAATTTGGTTAACCGGTAATTATTCACAGTGGAGACAAAACTTTGCATTATCAATTAGGTCTGTTGCTGTTATTAATCCTGGTAGTGGATATTCAGAACCTCCACAAGTTATTATAACAGGGGAATGTGACATTCCAGCAGAAATGACTGCTAGAGTTTCATCAGCAGGCAAACTTATTGCTGTTAATGTTGATTACCCAGGACAAGGTTATACATCAACACCAGTTATTACACTTAAGGGTGGTAATGGTACAGGTGCAAAAGTGGCCGCAATCACTGCCCCTGGCGATGTAAGATCATATACTACTACAATTAAATTTGATAGATATGAATACTCAACCAGTATAGTTGACTGGGAGCCAGAAACTGCTTATACAGAAAATCAATTAGTACGCTTCAATAATAAAGTGTATAGTATTGAATGGGCAGATGGTTCAACACTGACAAAAGCAACTTTTGATCCTCTTGATTATAAATTAGTTGATGTAACAGATCTATCAGGTGTAGATCGTACAATGGGTCTATATCAACCAGGTAATAACTATCCAGGTCTGGACTTATCATTATTAGTATATGGTACAGAGTATCCTGGTGTTAACATACTTGGACCAAACTTTAGTCAAAACACTGGTTGGGACGTAGGTAATTGGGACGTTAATCCATACGACAACATTGACTTTGATGAAAACGGTAAACCAAGTTATTCTGAAACTATTCTTGACGCTAAGTATCAAGGTGGTGACTATTCAGGTACAAGTGCAGATGCACAATATAATGTTGATTTAGAAACTAAAGTGTTTTCACTAACAACTTCAAGTCCTAACAGTGAACACGGCGACATTGACTTTAATTTTGATGATCCATGGTTATGGTCTTGGGAGTCAGACTTTTATAGACCTACAGGTGGTGTCGATGTACAAAAACCTAGTCTGGTTTTACAACGTGGATCAACTTATAAATTTGAAAACCACACATATGGTCACAACTTATGGCTCAGATCAAAAGCTCTAAGTGAAGCAGAATATGTTGCAGGCAATACAGAATTATACATACTAAGCCAAGACGATGGTGTAATTAATAACGGTGCTAAACGTAGTTCACCAACAGACTTAACACCAGCAGTGATTACTTGGACAGTACCATTGGATTACCCAGGTGACTCAGTTGTTATTCAACATAGTCAGTATGGCATGGCAGATACTGTTAAGATCTCTGGAGAGATTATTAATCCAGTAACTGGCAGACCAACAGACATTGATGTAAACGGCGGTGCGTTTGTTGACAGTTATAATAGCCATGCTCCACAGGAACTAGTTCCTGGTGCGATGTTTGACACATTAAACATCCAAGTTAACACACGTCCAGGCTCAGATTATACCAATGAAGGTTGGGCAGGCCAAAGTCAAACTAAATTCTTTACATTTGATGGAACCAATAGAACATTAAGTTTTGATGGATTAATTGACGTTCCATCTGCTGTAATTGCTTATGAAGTATCTACAGGTAAACAACTAGTGTTTGAGTATGGTGATACACCTGTAGACACAGTTGACTACACCGTTAATTGGAATGATAAAACAATTACACTAACAGATGGTAGATTCTCAACAGGTGATATTATTGGTATAACAGCACACGGCATTGGCGGTGGTAATCAACTATTAGTTAAAGATTATATTGCTGAAGATTATATAACAACAGAAGGCCATGCAGAATTTATTTTACCAATTGAACATGAACAAATTAAAAACTTAGAAGTTTTAGTTAATGGTGAGAAGATTGTAAACTGGACACTAGAAACATACGAAACATGGCACACTAAATTACGTGTTGGTAGCCGTGACGTAAATGGTGACGGTGCTCCAGATGTAGATCAAGTTGTTAACGTTAACTCAGCAGTTGGCGGAGGCGTAGTAGATCCAGAATACAACAATGGTGCAGTTACTAATGTTATTGGAGATGGTAGTGATTTCTTCAAACGTGAAGTTACAACCAACGGTGTTAGAATAATGGGTGCTGGCACAGTAGGTGGGCAAACAGCAGTTCCGGATGCGTGGTTAGAAAAAGTAGCACGTATGTTTGAATTGTTTACAGATTCATCTGGCGCAGGTATTAACGAAGAATATCAAAGAAACTTAATTAAAACACTAAGTGGTGATATAGGAACTTATCACGCTGGTAAACCAACAATACAAAGAGTAGCTAGAGGTGCTGGCTCTGACTATAATCCAAACTTCTTAACTGACGCAGGTGTTATTGCTTGGAACCTAACAGACTTGTTTGATAATACTGTTCAGAACGATATGGTGTGGTATTTAAATTCAACAGGCAGTGGGTATGGCGATGGCGACATTGACGCACAAGAAGTTATCGAACACGTATTCCATACACTTCATATGCACGGATTACCTGCAGATGATATAAAACTATACCCGTTCTTAGCCGCTGATTGGGACACTAGTGAGTTATATGCGGCAATGGTAGAAGCATATGACGCAGGCAAGTGGGATCCATCGGGCTACGAGCCAAGTCCGGGTGCTTTTAAAACAAACTCAGATGCGTTTGAAGTAGCGGCAAAAGAATACTTATACTTGTTGAATTTCTGTATGTTTGAATACACAGACTTATGGGAAGGCGGAAGTCTTGCACCAGAATGGTCAGATGATATGCGTACCAAAGCAGGCATTCTAGCAAATAACCCATTAGGTTATGCTTTCCACAACACATATATTAAACCAGTTATCAGCAAACCATCATTGGCAACTATTAGAAGCATATTCCAAGATGGTAATACACCAGCACAAGACAATCCAGCACTAGCAGGCGCATCAGGTTATGTGGCAGACGCCATTGGAGGTAAGAGAGCGTTACGTGCAACAGACTACATTCATTTTGCAGTGTTAGGACACGATGCAGACTATGAGCCAAGTCTTGGTACACTGCTATTAGAATACAATCCAGCAGTTCACTGTGATGTTTCATATCCTAAGGTTGATGCTTACTATGTAACAGATGCTTCAGAATATGTATACCCAATATATCAAGACATACACGGACACGGTATCAATCCTGAATTTGCTCAGGTAATGTTAAATGGTCATAGACTAAGACCACCAGAAGGTTTAGAATGGACTGGCGATGGCGTAACAACAGACTTTACACTAGATTTACAAACAACAGTAGGTCAAGGCTTAATTGCAGACAACGACTTATCTGTTTACGTTGATGAATATGAATTAACATTGTATGCAGACTATGTACTATCACCATACGATGGTTCAAGTGATAGAATAGTTACTCTACAAAATGCTCCAGCAGATGGCAAAAAAGTTAAAATATTTGTAAACACAGGTGCAGAGTATGCTATACATAGACACAGTCACAACGGTGGAGGAGTAGGAAATAGTCTACACATTAGATCATCAGGCTTAACGCTACGAGCTGGTGACCATATTGCTGTAACATCATGGGGCTTTACTGATGAGTTAGATGGTATAACTCGAGTATACCAAGGTCCAACACGGTCAGGATTTACTACAAGAACAACATTTGACTCAGTAGGTTTTGACACAGAAGCAGGCTTTGATAGACAAGTTGGTGTTACCATTGATCAATCTGTTTACTTCTTAGGTAGAACTATTACTGCACCTGAGCGTGTTATTGTAAGTGTTAACGGTGAGCGTAAGTTCTACGGTACAGACTGGAAATTACTAGACGGCGATAATAGATACATTGAGTTCTACTCAGTAGATGTACAATCTTCAGATTTAGTTGAAGTGTCTTTAAGAACAGAGAACCTAGTACCTAATGCAATGACGTTCCAGCTCTTTAAAGACATGAACGATACAGCAGGTATTTGGAGATGTGGTGTATCTTCAATTGCACGTTTAACCCAGCAAGTTGAAGCCGACGATACAGTAATTTACTTAGATGATGTAACTAAATTAGGTGAACCTAAGATTGACGAAGGATTATTTGGATTTGTTATGATAGGTGCTGAGCGTATAAGTTATAGAAAACGTGATCTAACAACAAATTCTATTTCTGGACTACGTAGAGGAGTTCATGGTACAGCTATTACAACACATCCTCTTGGCACAGATGTAGTAAGTATGGCAAGTACAGAATATGTAAACTGGAGTTACTCACAATCATTGTATGTTAACAACGGTAAACCATTAACACAGCAAGAAACAATTCCGGCCAAGTTCTTAAGAAGGGCGAATTAAGTAGGATAAATATAGTATGGACGATAAACAAGATAAAAATATGGAAAACAAAAAACCTGACGAAACTTCAGGTGTGCTGATTGAAGGTCATATCAAGATCTTTGATCCAAACACCAAAGAAGTATTAGTAGACAAGCGTAATGCTATTCATTATGAGAACTTCTCAAACAGTTTAGCACAGGCTATGGCTAACAAAAACTTAGGTCACATCTATCAAATGTCATTTGGCAACGGTGGATCATCAGTTGATTCAACTGGTGTTATTACATACCTGCCACCAAACACAGTTGGTAAAAATGCTGACTTATATAATGAAACATACAGTAAGGTTGTTGATGATACAGCGGCGGCAAACACAGACCCTGCTCGTAATAAACTTACAGTGTTACATACATCAGGCAAAGTTTATACAGATATACTAGTAAGTTGCTTATTGGACTATGGTGAACCTGCAGGACAAGAAGCATTCGACAACTCAACAAGTCTAGATGGAGAGTATGTATTTGACGAGTTGGGTTTAAAATCATGGCAAGGTAGTGCAACTGATTTAGATCTAGTTACACATGTGATATTCCACCCTGTACAAAAGTCTTTAAACAGACAGATTCAAATTGATTACACGGTGAGAATACAAACGTTAACCAACCTTTCTAGTACTTAATAAGTGCTAATATAATAGGTTGTGATAAATAATACTATAAAGGATACGGAGTATTAAAAGATGGCATATACAATTAATTTAACAGATGGTACTATATTTGCTACAGTAGCAGACGGTACTATTAACACAGATAGTTCGCTTACTATTGTAGGTAAGAACTATGCTGGTTATGGCGAGTTCTTAAATGAGAACATGGTCAAACTATTGGAGAGTGGTGCAAACACTACTCAACCTTCAGCACCTTTAACAGGTCAGCTATGGTTTGATAAAAGTGGTGGCTTATTAAAAGTTTACAACGGGTCAACATTTAAAAACTTAGGTTCAGCAACTGCAAGTGGATCAGCACCAGCATCAGTGGTCACTGGTGATTTATGGTTTGATACTACAAACAGTCAGCTAAAAGTGTACGATGGTGCAAGTTGGATCTTAGTTGGTCCAGCATTTACAGCAGGTACTGGTACTTCTGGTGCTATTGTTGATACAATAGAAGACACAGGTGGTACAGATCACGTTGTTGTAAAAATGTATGTAGAAGATACTATTGTAAGTATCACTTCAAAAGATGCTACATTTACTCCATCAGTGGCAATTTCAGGATTTGCAACAATTGGTCCTGGTACAAACATGAGTTCAACAGTTTCAAATGCTATCTTTAATGGTAAATCCGCTAACGCAGAATTGTTAGACGGTATTGACTCAACAGGATTTTTATCATCAACAACAAATGATACAACATCAGGCACACTAGGCGTGTTAAATGACACAGGTCTTGCAGTTGGTGTAGACAGTGACTTAAGAGTAACCGTATCCGGCTCAGACGTTACTATTGCTAACCAAACTTCAGACGGTGACTTAAATCTTTCAATTAACGACGGTGGTTCACAAACTACTATTATTAACATTGATGGTCCAACAGCATCATTTAACCCAGGTGCTAACGCAACAATTAACATGGGTACATCAAGTCTAAGATTTAATACAATATTTGCTCAAAGATTTGATGGTACAGCATCAACAGCAGAATACGCTGACTTGGCTGAACGTTTTGAGGCAGATGACGTATACGTGCCAGGTACAGTTGTAGAATTAGGTGGTGCTAAAGAAATTACAAAAGCAACAAGTGAACTAAGTGATGAAGTATTTGGTGTTATTTCAACCAGAGCGGCATACTTAATGAATTCAGGCGCAGGCAGTGATGCTACACATCCACCGGTTGCTATGTCAGGAAGAGTTCCTGTTAGAGTAATTGGCACAGTGAATAAAGGCGATCGTTTAGTTTCAGCTGGTAACGGCTTAGCAAGAGCCGCATTAAAAACAGAAGTTAATAACTTTAACGTTATTGGCCGTGCTTTAGAAACTAAATATAGCGAAGAAGAAGGCACAGTTGAAGCGATCGTAGCAATCGTTCACTAATTTTTAACATAGGAAATAGTAAAAATGGCATATACCGCAGGCGATACAATACTAGATGACGAATATAACACGTTTGTCACAGGTGGTGCAGACGGAACAGCAACACATTCAGTTGCCAACGTAAACTCAGTATGGGGCACAGGTTCAGCAGATAAAGGTTGGGGTCAGTCGTCAACTATCTCAGCAGTGTCACAAGGCACAACAATTACTGCAACACAGTGGAACTCCTTTTTAGGACGTATTGAAACACTTGGTGCACACCAAGGTACTACAGTAACAGATTATACTACATTAACATCAAGCGATCTAGTTGAAGCATATTCAACAGTATCAACAGATTTAACAAACGTATATAACAACAGATTTAACTGTGCCGCTGTCGGTACAGGTATTAACAGTTCAGCTTCAAGAACTACAAGTTGGACAACATCAGTTAATACAACACAACAATTAGCATTTTCAAGTGCAGACACGCTACGTTATTTCTTTAACGCAGGTGGTACAGTGAGATTATCATTTAGCCGTTCAGGTGGTACATCAAACAATAAAAACACAGAATGGACAGATTTATGCTCACGTGCAGGTACAGTTTGGTTCTCTGGTTCAGCTAGCCACACTGTTGCTGGTCAAGCATTAACAGGTACAACTAAAGTTGGTGGTAACACAGGTGGTACAGGTTCAGCAGTTTCAAATGTTGACTTCCACGATTTAACAGGTAGTTTCCAACAACTCTTTATTCAGTACGCTGACACAGCACCATACACAGCTAACTACATTAAAGTAGAAGCACTAGTTTCAGGTGGTAACATTCAGTTTAGAACAACATTCCAAGATGATGCGGCTGATACAGGTAACCCAGCTCACGTATTAGCAGGTACCAACCCAGCTTCATTGGACATTGTAGACGGTACACTAACAGTATCAGTAAGTGCTGTTCCACCAGCAACTACTTATATTGCTAATACATGGGGAACTCCAGCTTGGACTACTCCAGACGCACTATAATTAAGTAATACATTTTTACTATTTGATAAAAGGTCTTTTTTTCCAAAGGCCTTTTATTTTGGCCATAAGTAGTGTAAAATACATTATGGACAATCTATCTACAACAATTAAAAGACGTTTCGATCACGAAGCAAGTAAGCAGGCTCTGAAAGAAAAGTATCAAGCAAAATTGATATTTGCTCATCAAGGAGGCATGTTCCGTGCTGGCCCTGAACTGATAACATTATTAAACAGTCTAACTCTGGATACACCAGTTATAGTTGATCTATATGATACACCTGTAACTGTAGATAGAGTTCAGCTGTTAGAGGATACAGTACAGCGTTGGCAAGAACAACTGAATGCTTGGCAGACAGAATTGAGCGAATTATCAAGACAGCGATGACCCGTGGAGTACTATTTTACGCATTTAACAACGAATCAACAGACTACGAAGCAATAGCAAAGTGGAATGCTGAACGTGTTAAAAAGTATCTAGGTTTACCTAGCACTATTATTACGGATAAAACTTTAGCAGAATCAGGTGGACAACGTTTAATGCACCCTGGTGTTGATCTAGAAACAGTTACTTGGTTAAACGCAGGTAGACATGGTGCTTATGAGCATACACCCTATGACGAAACAATAGTATTAGATGTAGACTACATTGTTAATTCAGATCAACTACTAAAGTTATTTGATACAGATAAAAGTTTTTTAATACAACAACGTGTACATGATGTTACTAATAGAAATGATTTCTTTGCACAAACAACATTTGGACAACTACAGTTTCCGCAGTCATGGGCAACAGTAATTTACTTTAAAAAAGATGAACGTGCAAAAGAAATATTTGACTTTGTACGTATGATTAAAGAAAACTACAGTCACTATGCTGAACTGTATAAGTTTGCACATAAGCCGTTTAGAAACGACTATGCGTTTAGTATAGCACTAACAGCACTTAGTGGACATACTGTAACAGATCAATACTGTATACCTTGGCCATTAACAACAAGTTCACATAATGTAGATGTTAGTGTAGAAGATAATAAGATACATTTAGAATATAAAAAGAATGATAAACCTATGCGTTTAACAATACAAGATCAAGACCTACACGTGTTAAACAAAAAGACACTGGAGAAGTTATTTGGATAGAGGATACTTAATACCAGCACAAGGTCAGCAGTATCATCAGTGTGCTAGAGCTTTGGCAAAAAGTATCAAGTACTTTATGCCCGAAGCCAAAGTTGCTACTGTTGGTGACTGCGAAGATCCTATATTTGATCAGTGTATTGAGTTTAAAGATCCTGAACCAGGTATGCGGAATGATTGGCAAATATATAGATTGTCACCATTCCACGAAACAATACGTTTAGAAGCAGATATGATTTTAAACGGAAGTATAGAACATTGGTGGACAGAATTTGAAAAGCGTGACGTTGTAGTAGCAACAGGTACTAAAGATTTTTATGGAAATAAAACACAGGTAAGAAAGTATAGACGTCATTTAGATCAAAACTACTTACCTGATGTTTATAATGCTGTAACGTATTGGCGTAAAAGTAAACTAGCTCTAGACTTTAGTCGCACAGTTAAAATGCTGTTTAATTCTTGGGGCGAAGTTAAACGTGGACTTGTTGGTTGGGATAATACAGAACCAGACACAGATACAGTATATGCTATTGCAGTTAGAATGATGGGACAAGAACAATTTACACTACCAACAGCACCTAAGTTTGTGCATATGAAAGGTGGTATAAACTATTGTTGCGGAGAAGATTGGACTAGAGAACTTGTTTGGGAGTTAACAGAACAAGGACTTAGAATTAATACTATACAACAAACTAATCCTACTCACTATTACATTAAAAGTTTTAGTGCAGTATTAGAGGAACACTATGACAAACTTTTGGCAAGCAAGTAAACAACATAAAAAAATTGTTAGAATAGAATCTGAAAATAGATTATATTACGATGATGCCGGGCAACCTATTACATATTCACAAGAAGACTTACCTGGTAATTATGTTGTAGTTGATCAACAAACATTTAATGAATGTAGAATGGATGTTAGAGTAGTAGATGGCAAAGTTACAAGACCACACATGATTACAGAGTTTCGTAAACTAGTACCTGCAGACGAAGGTACTGAAACACTAGTAGAAGATATTACAATAGTAGGATACGGACAGCACTGGAAAACAAAATACTATGCAGATTGATGTAGCAGATTTAGATGTAGTTTACCTTAGTTACGATGAACCTCAAAAAGAAGAGTTCTGGGTAAAAATTAAAAACATGGTGCCTTGGGCTACTCGTGTTGACGGTGTTAAAGGAAGTGATGCCGCACACAAAGCCGCGGCTGATGCTAGTACTACAGATAGATTTATTTTAATAGATGGCGACAACATGCCAGACCCAAACTTCTTTAATCTAACATTTGACTTAACAGATGAACAATATGAACAGGCAGTGTTTAGATGGAGAGCTCGTAATCATATCAATGGATTAATGTATGGTAACGGTGGGCTTAGTTCATGGACTCGAGACTTTGTTTATAATATGAGAACACATGAAAACAGTCAAGGGGATGCTGAAACTAATGTAGAGTTTTGCTTTGATCCCTTATACTGGCCCATGCACGATTGTTATTCAACTACATATCCTAATGCTACTCCTTTTCAAGCCTGGCGTGCTGGTTTTAGAGAAGGTGTTAAGATGTGTTTAGACAGAGGGCGTAAGCCAACTATAGAAGAATTTAAAACAGCAGTACATCATCGTAACTTAGATAACTTACAGATATGGCACAACGTAGGTCGAGATGTTGAAAATGGTATATGGGCTATAGCAGGCGCTAGACAAGGCACTGTTATGACTATGTTAAGTGACTGGGATCACACGCAAGTGCAATGGTTTGATCATTTAGAAAAGTTATGGAGTGAAATGCAGTCAGACGATCCTGAGGATACAGCACGGGAAATTGCCAATGACCTACATAGATTAGATATAGATGTGGTGGAATTAGATCAAGAACAAAGTAAATTTTTTAAACGTCATTATAGATCAAACTGGTGTAATCAAGGACCAATGGTAAGAGAACAGTGAGTAAACAAAACAAAGGTGATGAAGTAAACAAAGACTTTAAGTCTAAGTTCTTAAGTGACGCAGAAGGCATGAAGGAACAACTAGACACAGTAAGTCCTAGCATGTGTTTGGCTAAATGGAAACAGGTTAGCCTACATCTAACTACTGGCATGACTAACTCATGCTACCACCCACCATTACATGATATACCTGTAGAGCCATTGACATTCCATCCTAGTGCTTTACATAATACAGCACACAAAAAACAACAGCGTAAACTAATGCTTGAAGGCAAACGCCCAGACGAATGTAGTTACTGTTGGACTATAGAAGACGAAGGTAAACTAAGTGATAGACACTATCGTTCAGGCGAACCATGGGCCGCAGAAAGTTTTAAAGAAATAGTAGATGCACCATGGGACCAGGACATTACACCAAGTTATGTAGAAGTTAATTTTAATCACAACTGTAACCTAAGATGTAGTTATTGTAGTCCACAATACTCTACTGCTTGGGAAAAAGAAAGTGAAGAGTTTGGTAGTTGGCCTACATCCACTCCCCATAATGATCCTGCTTACTTCAAAGGGAGACGTAGGCCAATTCCATTTAGAGAACACAATCCATACTTAGAAGCATTTTGGAAATGGTGGCCAGACTTATATCCAGAGCTAAAGCATTTCCGTATGACAGGTGGCGAACCTTTAATGGATAAGAATACTTACAGAGTTTGTGATCATGTGTTAGCAAATCCTAAACCAGACTTACATTTAAACGTAACAAGTAACTTTAGTGTAGATGAAAAACTATGGCAAAAGTATTTAGGTTATGTTAAGCAGATATGTCAAGATGATAACGTAGAACATTTTATGCAGTATGTAAGTATAGATGCTTTTGCTGAACGTGCTGAGTATATTCGTGATGGTCTAGACTATGAATTAATGTGGGATAGGGTAAATCAGTTTTTAACAGAAGTGCCTGAACGTTCAAGCATTACGTTTATTATTACAATGACTAATTTAAATGTAACAAGTGTAGGTAACTTATTAGCAGGTATTAACGGACTAAGACAAATATATTCAAATGATTATCAACGTGTATGGTTTGATACTCCACTGCTACGTACTCCTGAATGGATGCGTATGGACTTACTACCCGAAAGTTATGCTGACGAAATGGAACTGTTATGGGCTTGGATGTTTAAGTGGAGAGAAACAGAAGAGAATAGATTTAAAGGATTTAAAGACTACGAATTACAAAGATGGGATAGGGATATTGCCTGGATGCGATCAGGTCAAAAACACGATGCTAAATACCTCGCAAAACAAAAAGCAGATTTTTATAGATACTTTAGTGAACACGATAAAAGGAGAGGCACTGACTTCTTAAAGACATTCCCAGAAATGTCTGCCTGGTGGAAGGAGTGTGAACAACATGCCAAAAAAGCATAACGAAACAGATCAAGAATATAAACGCAGAGTCATTGACATTAAGAGTGAAAGTTTCTGCGGTGCTAAATGGTACAATGCTACTATATGGCTTGGTTCAGGACAAACTACTAGTTGTCACCATCCTTTACCACATCAAATTGATATACATGCTGTAGAGGATAATCCTAAACTGATACATAATACACCTGAAAAGAAAGAACAACGTAGACAGATGCAGGTAGGTGAGAGACCAGCAGGCTGTGAATACTGTTGGAAGATTGAGGACATGGGCACTGATAAGATATCAGACCGTGTTGATAAAACTAGAATATACACAGACGAGGAATTAGATGAAGCCTACAATACCCCTTACACACAAGATGTTAACCTTAGAACTTTGGAAATTGCATTTGATCGCACTTGTCAGTTGGCCTGTAGTTATTGTAATCCTGCTTTTAGCTCTACATGGGTTAAAGACATACGTAATAATGGACCCTACAATAACTTGGTCAGTGACGGCCGTAACCATTTTACTCATAGGCATGATAGTAGTCAACTGTTTACTATCCATGATCGCAATCCTTATGTTGAAGCCTTCTTCAAATGGTGGGAGTCAGACCTACACAAAACACTAACCGAATTACGTATAACTGGTGGCGAGCCACTAATGTCAGGATACACTTGGCAGTTGTTTGATTGGTTTAAGGCTAACCGAGGCAAGAGTAAGACACGTATAGCAGTTAACTCAAACCTAGCATTTGATAGAGACAAGATAGATAGACTGCTAGAAGCCGCAAAAGATGTTGAACTAGACTTGTATACAAGTTGTGAAGCAACATTTGAACGAGCAGAATATATTCGTGATGGATTAGATTATAACCAATGGTTATCCAATGTTGAATATTTGTTAGAAAGTAAAAAACTTAGAGGCCTACACGTGATGTGTACCATCAATAGTTTATGTTTAATCAGTTTGCCTAACTTCTTAAAACATATTATATATCTAAAGAAAAAGTATGGGCAAGATGCAATTAACTTTACCTTGAACATCCTACGCTTTCCTAGTTTCCAAAGCCCATTGGTATTACCCAAAGAGTTTAGACAGGCACAGGCCAA